ACACATACATTGCTTTCGATCCTACCCAAATTAAATCTGCAATCGGCAACAGCGGCAAGTTCAACCCGAACGACCCGAACATTCTAAACCAGTCCGTCTTCCACGGCACCCCGCACGTATGGGCACCCGAGCCGGGGTTCCCGCACGGGCGCCCGCGGCTTGACAAGATGGGCACGGGGGAAGGGGCGGCGGCTTTTGGGTGGGGATGGTACAGTGCGGAGAATCAGGGGGTAGCAAGAGAGTACCGCGACATATTGTCAGATAGCACAGACTTTTTTACCGTGGACGGCGAAGTACAGTTCAAGGGCCCGGCCAACGGTAGCGACCCCCGGCAACTTGCCATATCCGTACTGGCCCACGGCGACACGATAGAAGCGGTTAAAGAACGGCTGGAAGACAACGACGCAGACCCGGTATGGGTAAAGCAGTTCGTCGCGGAAGGTAAGAAGCTGGAAGGTAAGAAGGTAGAGATTAAGACTGACACGACCGGGAACCTTTACTCCCTCGACATCCCCGACTCGGTATTGCCGCGCTTGCTGGATTGGGATAAACCGTTAAGCGAGCAGACGCCGGAAGTTCGGAAGGCGCTACTTAAGGCAATGCCCGAACTGCGCGACCAAGCCGCGAAGCAGGACCGGGAAGACGCCGACCTACTGGCGGAATTGCTAGGTGAACCAGCGGAAATTAACCCGAACGTTCAATTACCGACCACCAGTGCCCAAGACTTTTACCATTCTCTTGTCCGTAAACACGGCGGCGATAAAGCAGCTTCCGAATACCTGGCTTCAATCGGCATAGTCGGGAACCGCTACCTGGACGGCGGCTCGCGTGCCGACGGCAAGGGCACCTATAACTACGTGATTTGGGACCAGCCCACACTGGACAAGGTAGCCTTGCTTGAACGCAACGGCGAGAAGCTGGACGCAATGCGGGAACTGGCGCAGGGCAACCGCGCCGGATACAACCCTGACACCTTCACCATCTCCCTACTCAAAGGCGCGGATCTCTCGTCAACTCTCCACGAGGGCGGGCACTTCTACCTTGAAGCCCTGGCAGAGATGGCCGGACGCCCGGACGCCCCGCAACAGATCAAGGATGATTTCCGCAAGACTCTGGATTGGTTCGGGATAACTGGTAACGAGAACCTGGAAGCCGGAACCCGGGGCGGGGACTTGGGGCAATCGACCACCACACAACAAAGAGCGGAAGCCGCAGGTTTCGATACATCTACCGTTTGGCTACACGGCACAACCAAGAATTTTAAATCTTTCAAGCCGGGTGATAACGGAGTCAACGAACTCGGTAAAGGGGTTTACTTTACTACCAGTCCGACCGAAACCTATTTCCACTCGCGGGGGGAAAATGGCCGGGTAGTTGAAGCGTACATCAAGAAAGGCGACATGTTCGACCTTTCGGTAATGCGCGATACGGGGCAGATGATAGGCGGTCGTGCAGAAAAGAAGGCGGCAGCTTACAGAGAGATAGCCCAACGTATCAAGGATCGGGCGGACACCATAACGGAACCCCTTATCCGGGATTGGGCAAATCAGCCACTAGGTGAACTAGCGGAACACATTAAAGAGGCTACACGGTACACCCATAACTTGAATTTCTGGCTGGACAAGGCTGGTTATGTTGGTGCTACCGACAGGTTCAGCCAATACCCTAATCAAGCGGTTGTATTCGACCCGAAGAATATCAGAAGCGTTGACGCCAAATTCAACCCGAAGAAATTAGACAGCGCGAACATATACGCCCAAGGCGGCGAACCCGGAACCCCCGGCGACCTCCCGCCCGGGCGTACACCGGAAGAGGTATGGAACAGCATGTCCCTCGACCAGAAACGCCCGTACCATGAACAATGGGCGCAATCCTTCGAACGGTACATGCTGGAAGGCAAAGCCCCCACGACTGAAATGCAGCCAGTCTTTGCGCGGTTTCGTGCGTGGATGCTCAATGTATACAAGTCGTTAGAAGCGTTCCTTAAACAGAATCCTCTTGCCGGAAAGCTGAACGACGAAGTGCGGGGAATCTTCGACCGGTTGATCGCTTCCGAAGAATCCATCCGTGCAACGGAGTCCGTGCGTGCGTACGCGCCCCTATTCGAAAGCAACGAGGCCGCCGGCGTTACACCCAAACAGTTCCAGGATTACCTTGACCTTGGGGAAGCGGCCACGGAACGGGCAATCGATGACCTGTCAAGCCGCAGCCTGCGCGATATGAAATGGTTGAGCAACGCAAAGGAACATATAATCAAGGAGTTGCAGAAGGAAGCTAAAGCAAAACGTAAATCGGTAGAAGCCGAAGTAACGCAGGAGGTCATGAGCGAACCGGTGAACCAGGCTCGCACGTTCCTGAAGACGGGCGAGACGACCGACCCGGCCACCGGGGATTTAATCAAGGTGGAAGCCGGGTTCAAACTCGACAAGGACGCCGTGGATGAACTCTTCCCGGCGAAGGGTACCGTAACCCTAGACCGCGCGAAGCTGCGCGGTATGACGCAGGAAGACGGCCTATCGCCCGACCTGGCGGCGCAAATGTTCGGGTTCTCAAGTGGCGAAGCCCTGATCGCGGAAATCGCGAACGGCGAATCGGCAAAAGAGAAGATCGAAGCCATGACCGACCAGCGTATGTTGGAACGGTACGGCGACCTGTCAAGCGAAGAGGATATCGAGCGCGCGGCGGAAGCGGCCATCCACAACGAAGCCCGGGCCCGGTTCCTGGCGACAGGGCTCGCCATGTTGTCCAAGTCCCCGATCCCGGCCGCACAACTCAACAAGGCCGCGAAACAAGCAGCCGAGAACACGATCGCTTCCCGCAAGGTGCGCGACCTGCGCCCCGCGCAATACGAGCGGGCGGAAACCAAGGCGAACAAGGAAGCTATCAAACTGGCGCCGAAGGATCCCAAGGGCGCAATGGAAGCCCAGCGTGCCGCACTCCTGAACAACCGGCTGGCGAAGGCTTCAGGCGAAGCCGTGGCCGAAGTGGAAAAAATTCTCCGGTACGTTGAGAAGTTCCAAACCGAAGGCACGCGCAAAGCCCTTGACCTTGAATACCTGGAACAGATCGACGACCTGCTACGCCCGTTCGATTTCCGCAAGGGGCAATCACTCAAGCAGATCGATAAGCGGCAAAGCCTTGCCGACTGGATAGACGCCCAGGAAGCAATGGGTTTCGAACCGGCGATAGACCCCGCCCTGATGGATGAAGCGAAACTCAAGTCCTACAAGAATATGACCCTGGAAGAACTCCGGGGGCTGGTGGACAGCATCAAGCAAATCGAACACCTTGGACGGCTGAAACGTAAACTGCTACTGGCCAAGGACCAGCGGGAATTCGACGAGATCGTGGCCGAAGGTATCCGCGCAATCCACGACAACGCGAACCGCACGGTGGAAGAGAAGGCAACCCCGACCGACGCTATCGGGATAGCGGGCAAATGGTGGCGGCAAATGACCGCCGACCACCGGAAGTTCGCCAGCATCATGCGGGAAATGGACGGCGGGAAAGATAACGGGTTCATGTTCAACCGGTTCCTGCGCACCATGAACGAGTCCGGGGACAGCGAAACGCAAATGAAAGCCGAAGCCACGGAAGCCCTGGCGAAGCTATTCAAAGCGATCGACAAGAACCCGGTACCGGGGAACCTGTACGCCAAAAAGCGGGTAGTGCCCGGAACGAACCTTTCCATGACCCACGAACAGCGGATCATGTTCGCAATGAACTGGGGCAACGAAGGGAACCGCCAACGGTTGTTGGACGGTGGGCTATCCGGGAACCGTGCCATTTCCCTGCCCCAAGCGCAAGCCGTGCTCGATACGCTCACGAAAGAGGAATGGGATTTCGTGCAAGGGGTATGGGATTTCATAGCGGAATACAAACCGCAAGTGGCCGCCCTGGAACGGCGTATTACGGGGGTGGAACCGAAGTGGATAGACCCGGCACCGATCCCCACCAAATACGGCACGTACCGCGGCGGGTACTTCCCGGTGAAGTACGATACGGAATTATCTTCCCGTTCGGAATCCCTGGAAGCAGCAACGGATCTCCGCATGGGAATGAAAGGTGCGTTCAACAGTGCGGCAACCCGTTCGGGGTTCACGAAAACACGCGCGGATCAAGTTATCAATCGTCCCATTCTGTTGAGCTACAACGCGATCAGCCAGCATGTTAGTGAGGTTACGCACCGCCTGGCATGGCAGGAATGGCTAATCGATACCAACCGTTTGTTGAAAGCCCTGGACAACCCCATCCGTGAGCACTACGGCGCCGAGATACTGCGCACATTGCGCGACACGGTGGTGGACATAGCGGCGGGTGACGCCCCGGCGAAGAACGGCACGGAAACCGCGATCAATCGTTTGCGGGTCGGGTCTACTGTTGTCGGTATGGGTTGGCGCGTGACTACGGCATTGCTTCAACCATCCGGGCTTGCGCAAAGCTGGGTGCGGGTCGGCGGCAAGCACATGGCGCGCGGCGTGTATCAGTTCACCAAATCGCCGATTACCAGCGGGGCATTCGTGAACAGCAAATCCAAAATGATGGTGGACCGTGGCAAGACCATGCAGCGGGAAATAAACGAAGTGCTGAACACTGTCCGCGCAGGCGATAAGGTATCCGCGTTTAAGGCGAGCTATTTCATGCTCATCGGCAAGATGCAGCGGGCGGTGGACATCCCCACATGGTTGGGTGCGTACGAGAAGGCCACCGATCAATTGAAGCTGCAGAATGCGGCCACAGCGGACGAGCGCAAGGCGATTGAAGAACAGGCCGCCGCGCTTGCCGATCAGGCGGTACTCGATTCGCAATCCGGCGGACAGTTGAAGGATCTCGCCAGGGTGCAGCGGGGCAGTCCGCTACAGAAGATTTTCACGAACTTTTACAGCTACTTTTCCGCAACGTACAACCTGAACGTGGAAGCGGTTCGCCGGACGAACTTCATGTCCCCTTCGTCGGTGGCATTGTTGGCGACGGATATGGTACTGCTCAACAGCGTGCCGGTGTTGTTCTCGGTTGCCTTGAAGGAAGTCTTGAAAGGGGAATGCGGCGACGACCTGGAATGTCTGGGCAAGAAACTGGGGCATGAGCAATTAAGTTTTCTGTTCGGGCAAATGGTACTCCTGCGGGAAGCTGGTACGGCGATCGATGTTGCGGCCGGGGGACAGGGGTTCGGGTACCAGGGGCCAGCGGGCTTGCGGTTCTTCGGCGACCTTTACAAAGCGGGACAACAGGTTAACCAAGGTGACGCGGACGTAGCGTTTTTCAAATCCGCCAACAACGTGGCGGGAGCCCTACTACACTACCCCGCAGGACAGATAAATGCGACGGTAGAAGGTATCATGGCGATAGAACAGGGTAAGGTGGAAGGAATGGGAATACTACCGGCACTGGTTGCAGGGCCGCCGAAGAAATAGTACGCGCGTTACGGTTACACTTACAGTAACATGTATTGATGTTAGAATAGAACCGCCGTATAGTTCCTTAAATTAGAAGGGGCTATATGGCGACGACGCAAGACCGCATACAGGGACTTATCGGTGACTTGGGGGTTAAGCCCCCGGTTCTCGTTGCCACTACCGCAGCAATTACCCTATCTGGCGAACAGACTATCGACGGCGTGGCAGTTGTCGCCGAAGATCGCGTCCTGGTCAAAGACCAGTCAGACACAACCACCAACGGCATTTATTACTGTCAGGCATCAACCTGGGTACGGGCACCTGACTTCGATGGTACGCGGGACGCATTACAAGGCACGCTTGTAGTAGTCGCTGTAGGAACCGCTAACGCCGGCACGCTCTGGCGACTCACAACGGCCAGCCCGGTAATAGGCACGTCCAATCTCACATTCTCACTTTTCCCGATCTCCGCTTCGGCATTCGTTCAAACCCTGCTCGATGACACAACGGCGGGGGCGTTCCTTACCACGTTGGGGGTTTCTGCTTTTGCACAGACTGTGCTCGATGACGCGGACGCCGCGACGGCTCGCGCTACGCTGGGGGCGGTTGGAGTTACCGGGAACGAAACGGTAGCAGGTAACAAAACATTTACCGGCGTAAACGCGTACAGCGGAAGGAACGACAACACGGCGACCGCAGCCGGGTATATCGGGGAAGTGATAAGTTCCACTATTGCTTCCGGTTCCGCGGTCGCGTTGAGTAACGGTGTTCAAACTAACATAACCAGTATCACCCTTACCGCTGGTGACTGGGATGTGTTCGGGAACGTCTTGTTCACCTACGGGAGCACCACGAACATCACACACCTGCAGGGATCGACTGGTACCGTATCGGCGACAATAGACACTACGGCCCGTTTCGCCTTCGTGTCATCGGGATTTGTACCGGGGACGACATCGCCGACTGGGTACACGGTACCCGCGCAACAGGTAAAGGTAGCCAACGGGGCGACACAAGTAGTTTACCTGGTCGGGTACGGGTCATTCACGGTTAGCACACTGTCGGCATACGGCAAGATTTGGGCAAGACGTTCAGCATAAGTAAAGGGGAGCACTATGATAGAAGGCAACGCGGATAAAGAAAGCATCAACGTATACCAAGACTCGGGTGAAACAACCCGGTTCGCTCGTGAGGTATGGCGTACATCAGCAGCATTCCCCGGACCACACAATGGGGAAGAGTATAGCGAAAAGGCAATAGAGAGCAGGCCGACTGGCGGCGGGATCAACGGTCCTACCAGCGCGGATTACGGCTTCACAGTATCAGTCCGCAAAAAGAACATCGGCACAGTGAACGCCATTACGGGCGAGATAGACGGTATTAATGTAGTTGTTGCAAACGATGGAGCAACCACTTCTGATGCTGGCGGTATCCTGCTTAATGTAGCCAACCTATCAGACGGCTTCACTGTATGCGAGGAAGGCGTTTCTTCGGCCTATAGCGCGGATAAGTCGTACATCGTTAGGCAGGTGCGTTATCAGATAGGCGTAACTGATCGCAAGAATTCCCATTCGTTCGGCCTCAACGTTTCGCAATGCATCGGCATCGACGGGGACGCCTACCGGTGCGATACGGTCTCCGGTAAATGGTGGACGAACTTTCTTAATTTCTACAATGACGGCGTCCAAAAGTATTCCGTTGACGGTAACGGCGTAGCTCGTGGTGGCCCTGTATGCATCACTGGCGCGGCTGTGAGTTGCCCGACTGGTATAAGCATCGGTGGCGTATGGTCGTACACAGCAACAGCGGGAACCGTAACACCTCCTGCGCAGGTTGAGGGCTACATCGGCGTAAACATCGGCGGAACTCCCTACAAAATACCGTACTACCGCGCCTGATGCCCACTCCCCGATTACCGGATTCGGATCTCATACACGCTTTAAACCTGGAAGAAGAGTTCGGTAGTGCGTATCTCGCGGCGAAGGCGGGTTGCGGGATAGATCCCGGAACCTTAAGCCACCGGATAAAAAGCGCGAAGATCGCCGGTTTAAAGCCCACATTTCGCAAAGAAGCCCCCCGCATACACGCCAGGCAACGCCTGGGGAAAATGCACATAGTCATACCCGACGGGCAGGTGAAGGACGGGGTGAACACCGATCATTGGGAATGGATCGGCAACTACATTGCGGAGAAGAAACCCGACAACATTATCAATATCGGCGATTTCTGGGATATGCCCAGCTTGTCCCTGTACGACAAGGGCAAGCTACCATTTGAAGGACGCCGGTACGTCAAGGACATCAAGGCCGGCCGCGACGCGATGGAACGGTTATTGAAGCCTATCGACGACTACAACCGGACGGCGGCTAGGGGACAGCGGTACGAACCCCAGATGGATTTTACAGAAGGTAACCACGAACACCGCATTACGCGAGCAGTAGACAATAACCCCGAATTCCACGGAAAGCTTGATATCCTGGATTTGGGGGTAGAGGAATTCGGGTGGACATTCCACCCGTTTCTTAAAGTCATCAAGCGGGACGGAATCGACTACGCGCATTACTTCATCTCCGGGGTTATGGGGCGGCCGGTAAGTTCCGCCGCTGTGTTACTGCGTGAACGGCAGTGTTCCGCCACGATGGGGCATGTGCAGCACATGGACATAGCCATCCACAAGAAAACCCTGCAAACCGCTTTATTCTGCGCCACATGCTACAGCCACGACGAACATTACCTCGGGCCGCAGGGCAACAGCCAGAAGCGCGGAATAATCGTCAAGCATGAAGTGGAGGATGGGCGCTACGACATTATGACAGTATCACTGAACTACCTAAAAAAGGCATATAGTTGACAGATGTTTGAAACTATGAATGGTACAATTGCGGGGTACATTAAATGACGACATTTTACAGGAGAAACAAAATGGCCGATCTCAATGACGCAGTCAACGAAGTGAAAAAAGTATACAACGTAGCGGAATCAGAAGTGGACGGTTTCTTCGTCCGCAATAAATACACCGTCCTGATCCTTTCCGCCGTGGCTATCGCCCTGGTGGTTTTCGCGGTCTTATAAAATCATGCAGCACGATATAAGTATGTCCGCTGCGAAGGTAGCGCCCCCGGTAGTCGTGTCAGTTTTGCATGAGGCCACCGCAGGGTTGCCAACATTTATCCTTTGGGCTACGGCTATTTACACCGTGCTGCAAATCGCTTTGGTGGTTAAAAAACTATATACGAAATGAGCAAATTAATGGGCTGGCCGGTAGCGTATGTAGGTATCGCTTCCCTTTCCGTGGGTAGTGGAATTAATAGTGGGATTGATTCTGGACTTATTGTGGCCGGAATTTGTTTGATTATCGTCGGAATTGGACAGGTGTGTTCGTCATGATTAAACCCCGCATGGCAATAGCGGCTTTCTCCATTTCCGCTTCCGCGTTTGTTAGTTTGACTGTACTTGAAAGCTACCGCCCCGTGGCGTACATGCCCACCCCCGACGACGTACCCACCATAGGGTTCGGAACTACGGAAGGCGTGAAGATGGGAGATACCATAACGCCACCCAAGGCACTGGTACGTGCGCTATCTGACGTGCAGAAATACGAAGGTGCGATCAAGCAGTGTGTCAAGGTGCCACTGCACCAGTACGAATATGACGCCTTTGTGAGCTTTGCCTACAACATCGGATCGGGTGCTTTTTGTAGTTCCACTTTGGTAAAGGTATTGAACGAGGGACGGTACGCCGACGCATGTGCCCAGATATCTCGATGGGACAAGCAGGCCGGGAAAGTGTTACCGGGGCTGGTGAACCGCCGTAAACATGAGCGTGCTATTTGTGAGGGGTTAGCCTAATGGCGAGAATGCCTGATGCGGTAAAAGGTTGCGTTACTATGGAATGGCTGGAACAGGGTAAGGTCGCGCTATTCCGGTCGCACCTGAAAGAGTTCAGCGGACCGGCTCCGTATGATGGCGTATGCGTTGTACAGGTACACGCTACCGATTCATGCGAGATAAAGGGGATGCTTTCCTTGGATATGGGGCGTGAAAAGATGCTTACCGGATACCGCGCGGTATGCGGGATGATGAAAGAGCAAGGGTATACCGGCGTGCGGATGGAAACCGTAGACGAAGACGGCAATCTCCATGTCTGGGTAGACGGAAAACGGAAGGGGGTAATACCATGTACAGCCTGCTGATAGTTCTTATAATAGCCATTGTATCTGCTCTCGTCGGCGGCGGTATTGGTTGGTCGGTGAAGGGTTGGAAAGACGGCGCCCATGTCGCCGTGGTGGAGTCGCGGGATGTGGTTCTAACTTCCGCGAACGAGAAGTGCTCGATCGATATCGATGATGTGCAGAAGGGCGTAAAGTCGGTAACGGAATATGCGGCCGCGCGCATGAAGGCAGCGGAAGACGCAGCCGCCAAGGCAACCGAGAAAGCCGGTAAGCATTCCGGTAACGCAATTACGATCATGGCCGCGCCATTGCCACCGGAAGACGAGCAGTGCGCAGCGATAAAAGAGGAGCAGGAAAACTATGTTAAAAGCCGCCATACTGGTTCTTAGCCTGGCCGGGTGCGCTGGTCCGGTAGTTCAAACGAAGGTAATTGAAAAGCCGGTTCCAGTACCGTGTGAGGTACTGCTACCTGAAGAATGTAAAGACGCCTACGCGGTAGACAAGGTATCGCCGCGCGATGACCCGATGACCATAAACCGCGCATTCCGGGCCGAGATCGAGGAAAGGACCGCTTGCGAGATCAAGTTACGGGCCGCGTTGACGGGGTGTAATAAAAGACTTAATTAAGGAACTTTTTACCATGTGTTAAACACCGAACATTGCACATGATAAAAATATGGGTATAATTACTCCCGCGTACCGACATCCGTCGGTTACGAATCCCACATAAGAGGAGTAATTAAAATGTTCGTATCCGCCGCCCTCATGCAGAAAGACGCTGTAAGTACCAAAACCAAGACAAGCCCAGAGAAAGAAAACGGTATACTGATCGCTACCGATGTAGCGAAAGCGAAAAGGGGGAAGGGGATAGTACACTTCGTTCGCATCCGTATTGGTAGCGAACTGGCGAAGAAAGCCAAATTCGAACCCGGGATGAAGGTCGATTTGCTGATCGGTAAAGATGAGGATGCAGGCAAGGGTATGCTTGTGCGAGTACCGCCCGACCACGAAACAGGCTGGCTTCTGGCAGGACTGCGCAGAACCGCCGCCGGGGAACAGCCTTTGCAGTTACGCTACACCTGGCATGTGAACCATCCGTCGATTGCGGAACCCGCACTGAGCACCGAAGTCAAGGCGTCGTCGAAAGAAGGAATATCGTTTAGGTTCCCCGAAGGCACGAAGTTTAACGAGTTGGCTGTAGAAACTGAAGCCCAACCGGAATTAATGTTCCGTCGCCGGTCCACGGATAAACCCCACTGGAAGGTGGCTTAATAAAAACTCGGTGCGCCCTGGTACTGTTCTCATATTAAGACCGCAGTAGCGGCATAGAATAGTATCGGGGAAACCAAAGTAAACAGCAGTGCCCGCAGCATCCTCTCGTCAAGCCGCGAAAATCCGCCTTCCCCTGATAGAAATTTCTGCCACCAGTTACGTTTCATCCGGCACCTCTCCCCCGAATCTAAGTGCGACAACAAGACGGCAAGTAGCCTGTAAAGCATTCATTCCCGTCATCGGCTTTCCGGCGAGAAATTTGGCGTCGTATTTCCCGTCACCCTTATGACCTAACGAGATCCCATACTTCTGGATAATCGGCCCGCCTTGTGACCAGTCGGTAGAAGGGGAGTATGGTTCAGATCGTAAACTGTCTTCAGACAGATCCACCGTGCAATATTGTTTTCCGAGAAATATATTACCCCTTGGTATCCCCTCCGCTCTGGCTACCCAGTAATCCAATTCCGCCCCGTTCAGTTCCGATACTTTTTTATTCAAGTGTTTCTCCTATGCTAATGGAATATATGACATTGCCGTGCGGATTTTTCTGCCACACATCTGCGTTTTTGGCACTTTATTGCACTTTTTGCAGTTCGTAACTCCCTGATTTGTATAAGAATCAGTACCCACCTGAGTAACTTAAAATCCCTCGGGGAAACCCTTGCCGGTTCGATTCCGGCTCCGGGCATCAATAAAATCAAAGACTTACGACTCGTACCCCTCGGGGGTATCACTAAGGGGTGCGGATTTTTCTGCCACGATTGGCAACCCCAAAATTAATTTCTTTACCCGTTCGGGGTAAAGGTGTGAATACCTGTCCGTCGATTGAACCGAATCGTGGTTCAGCACGTTCCCCACTTCCCCCAGCGTGGCGCCGGTTGACAACAGGGCGGACGCAAGCGAATGCCTCTCGTCGTGAATGCGTATGTGGCTCATTCCTGCGGCCCTACGCGCGGCCCAAAACCTTTGGTAGTAGTACGAGTCACCCCACTGGAAGGGAATGAACTGTAGCGCCCAGGATGCGTTTGGGTGTACCGGGATCATGTGTGGTGTTCCGTTCTTGCTGTCCGGGATACTGATCCACGGTTGCCCGTCCGCCACCAGGATTTGGTCGGCCTTCAACGTGAGTATTTCCGACCGCCACCGCAGCCCCGTGTAAAAGGCGAGCGTAAGCAGGGCTCGCGTTTCGGTATCTTCACAGTGCGCGAGCAGCCGGGTATGTAGCGCATCCTGGGTTACGTAGACGTGCCGCTTGTTGTTCACCTTCGGCATTATCATCTTGTCGGTGTAGTCCCGATCCCCTAGATCGTGGTCGGTGTATGCGTACCGCACCGCCGCCTTCAAATACGCCAACCGGTTTTTGACGGTGGCGGGTGCCAGGTGCGGATTTTCTTGCACATATTTTTTAGCGACGGCACCCAGCGAGTCCAACCGCTTCCCGGTAATGTAGGGCAGAAGGTGCGCCATGTCCTGCGCGGCCTTGGTACCGTTCTTTAAATGCGGTATTTTGTGGTCAAGATATAACTGCATGGCTTCGCTTATCTCGGGTATCGGTTTCTCTATCCCGCTTGCAACGGCATACAGGCGGGCGCTTTCCTGTTGGTCGAATGCGCGGGCCTGATTTTCACCCCAGCCTTTCGGAAGGAGTTTAGAAGTGCGGTATCGCTCGCCGTTGGGAAGCTTCCTGTTGAATTCGAAACGCCAGCATTTCTTACTTTTATCATATCTGATCGGCATGATTGTCTAAAGGCGTCCAGGGACGCCGTATCGAAGCGCGTGACGCGCGGGCCGTATATGATACGAGGGATTTTTCCCTGTTGCACGAAATAGTAGAACGTCCGAAGAGAAAGCCCTAGATATTCAGCGGCTTCAGGGGCTTTCAGATCGCGGTTTGGGGTTTGGGTCATGTGCTGGTGCGGATTATTTGTTTCGGGTTTGGATTGCAATCGGGATGTCTTACCCATTCCCGATCGCTGGCACACGTACCTTTAACCAACATTTGCCGGTGGTTGTCTACCCATCCGGTGAACGCAACCGTGGTTACGATCCAGGCGACCAGGAACCACGGTAGGGTCATTCGTAACTCCGTTCTTCTGGTATGAACCGTTCCACCGCGCGAAAGTGGAACACTTCCTGTTCCTGGTAACTTACCTCTTCCTCGGGTGTGTCCAAGTATGAGTATTCTATCTCCGCGGTGTCGCTAATGTGCCTTGGCATTTCTCTATCTCCTGTAACCGTAATTGGTAGTGAAACTGTATCAGGAGATAGTAACCGTGTCAAGCACTTATTATGGTATTTTCAAGTAATCTCTACATCTTCCGCAGTGTCCCTGTACGAGTCGTAGAAAGTGTTCTCCGCACTCCTTACAAACACCCTGCTTACCAATGGGCATGTGTGCAGCTTTCACCCGTATAAGCGCCATCCGGTCGTTGAAAATTACGTTATCGCGCGCGGTTTCCGAACCGGCGATGTCTGCTTCATCGGCCATAACCTAACTCCTTAATCCTAATTGTTTTTCGAGTTCCTTATCTCGCTTCGGAAGCGGGCACCAGGCGATCCAGCCGAGCCCTTTTTCCCAACACCCTATCGCTACGCACCCTTCCTTGTGCAGAAGCAGCACCTTGGAATACTTGTCCGGTGGCGCGGTGTACCGCCATCCCAGTTCGCTGTTCGTGGCAGTGGTTGGGTTCAATGCCTTCTCCTTAACGCTTCAAGTAGTATGTCCTGTACTTCCCGTTTGGTTTCCACTCGCGCCATTACCAGTTCGTCTACCGTGTCACGCGCGATAATGTTGTGGATGAACACGTTCCGGTCGTAGCCGGCTTGCAGTTGGCGGACTGGTCCGATACGTTCCAATATCTGCAAGCGGTCTTCCAGATTCCAGGTATGCCCGAAGAACACTAGTATGTTCCCGCCGTCCTGCAAGTTCAGCCCGTGGCCGGCGGATTGGGGATGCGCGAAGAGAACCGGTATGTTTCCTTTATTCCACCCGGTAATGGTTGAGGATTCTTTGTCGAGATGACGACCAGCGGGAAATGCTTTCCTAAGCCTGGCGAGATCGGACTTGAATTGGTACGCGACCAGTACAGGAGCCCCGGCCGCTTCTTCGATAATTTCGTCAAGGGCTTGGATTTTGGCATCGTGCAACTCCTTCCATTCTTTGGATTTCGGGTCGTAGTCGTTCTCTACCAGCGGATCCACGTAACAGGCGCCGTTCGCTATTTGTAAAAGCTTTTGGGTACGGGCGGCCGCGTTGAACGCTTCGATCTCGTGGCCGCTTTCCAAACGGATGAAAAAATCCTTTTCCATCTCGTCGTACAGCTTGCGCACCTTCGACGGGAGATCCACGTAAATGTTATTCACGATCGGTTCTTTCAAATCGAACCAGTCTTTCGCGTCAACGGTCAGGCAGAGATCCCCAAGCGCGGCTTGTATTTCTCGTTGCGCGTGTTCGTGTGGCGTGAGCCCGAAGCCATCGAACGCGGTAGCGAACCAGCGGTCCCGAAACCCCGTGTAGGTTCTACCCAACCGCTGGCCGGCGTCCAGGAACCACGTTTGCCCCCATAGGTCTTGTAGCCCGTTGGGTGCCGGCGTGCCGGTTAGATTCGTGAACCGCTTGATATGGGTATGGGCAACTTTCGCCAGCGCACGGGATCGCTTCGTACCCTGCTTCAAGCGGAACCCTTTCAGCCGTGTGGACTCGTCCGACACAACATGGTCGAACGGCCACCGCTTGCCGAAGTGCTCAACCAGCCAGGGGATGTTCTCGTAGTTGGTTGTGTAAATACTGGCGTCGTACTTCAACGCCTGCCGCCGTTCGGCTTCACTGCCCAATATCGGCATTACGCTGATGTGGCGGAGGTGGTCCCACTTGCGGGCCTCTTCCGGCCACGTGGATTTTGCGACCCGCAACGGGGCGAGAACTAGCTTGGGATGGTCATCGCCGCACAGGAACAGGTTGTCCAGGGCGGTAAGTGTGGAGATCGTCTTGCCCATCCCCATACCCGCCCATATGGCACCGCGGGGTACATCCATGATGTGGGAAGTAATAAGCCCCTGGTAGGGGCGGGGGGTGTACACCTTGCGGCTCATTTTTTCTTTATTCGGTTTTTGTAGTATTGCTTTGACCGCTCGGAAGCACATTCCTTACAGTATGCCTGTAGCGCCCGCCCGCTGATTCCACCATCGATAGACCGTGGCCGGGTCTTACACATGGGGCAGGTTACACAACGCACTTCCGGTGCCTTGCGAAACGGGGGCGGGGGTACCGTAAGCAGATCCAGCCATGTGGGCATGGGCGGCGGTGCAGTGGGGGTACAGGCTTGCTGTCTCACAACGCGAACTCTTGTTTGAAGTCCACGGGCGCGGCCCGGAACATTTCGATTTCGCTTTCTTCGAAAACGGTATCCTTCGGGAAGCGAATCACGTCGGTCGCCCTACCGTTCACCAATCGGGCAAGCACTCTTTTCTTGTTGTCGATCAAAACCATTATTGGTGTTCTCATCTTGTTATTTCTTCCATGAAGTGGTCTATTAACTGGAACGTATCGAGCGTATGTACGGGGTCGCCGTGCTTCGCCATCCGTTCATGTTCCCTTGCCTGCTCCGGTCGCAATGTTTCCCCGGGTGCCTTCAGTTCTACCCAGTGCCCACCGTGAAGCATAACCCTGCGATCCGGTGCGCCCCGCCTACCGATCCATTTACATTTCCGTATCTCCCCTCCGGCGTCCGTTACACGGGTTACCAGATAGCGTTCTATATCACGTTCCCGAATTGCGGTCATACTCTTTCGCGCGTGCGTCCATGCGGTCGAATATAGCGTATATCTTGACATAGCATCTAACGATAACGATTGCCGAACACACCATGACTACCAAAGGCACGTAAAACGTCCAGGGCTGATCCGTTGGGAATGGCCCCCCGACCTTGAAAGCGGCCAGATAAATAATTCCGCAAAGGGAGACAGCTACGAACCAGGGCATAACGCTTTTAGTTTTCACGCCCATTCCCTAACCCCTTTCCGTATCTTCTGCCTCGGCTGGTAAGAATAGAACCCGTCTTCCCATTCGCTTGCGGACTTCTCATCGTGGTACGGATTGTCGTCCAGACTGAAGCCCCTTTCAGCGGCCCGGCGACCGGCGTTGTATGGCGTGTTCATTCTTCTTTAGCCCCTTCGTCGTCGTCCGGCGCTACATCGTAACTCGCGTGTACTCGCACATCCGCCCAGGCTCGTAGCTCGTCCATTATCTCCGTAGGTTTTATGTCGTCAGCCAGACATACTACTTGCGTAATTTCCGTGTTTATATTTCCCTCGTGTACTAGTCCCACCCGAAACATAAGTCTCACTTTAAAACCTCTTTTACATGTAGAAAGTTGAATATACGTCGAACCCAGTATCCTCTAACGAGGGAGATGATAGTGAACCATGCCGCTATTACCATATTTGATCCTAGTGTCAGGTCTATACCATACGCGGGGAATATCGCTACTTGCGATATCACCGCAACACTGTAACCGATAATGGTACTCGTTATTGTTTCTATTACAGAACCGCGTTTCGATTGACTCATAGTGGAACCGTGAAGGAATGGTTTACCCACAAATAATAGTCAACAGCGCCGAGTAGGCAGATCAGGTACACCAAACCCTTTACGATGGGATCGGTCATCTTAGGGAATCGACGACCGCTTGAAGCTGGTCGCGGAATTTCTCTTCCTGGGTTGGGACCACAGGTTCCTGATCGTATATGAATTGCTCCAAAGGAGTCAGATCGTGCCCCTCTTCCTTCTTGATGTCACACTCAACCCAGGTTGGTATCACCACGACTAATCCTCCTGCTCTAATTGCTGTTCCGGTTCGGCACGCCCTTGTTTCCTGGTCGCGTGAAGGTGTTTGAAAATCTTGTCGCCCAGCATCAGGTCGGGAATGTTCACCGAATGCCGTGAGAGGCGTTCAGCGGCTTCTTCCAGAAGTTCTTTTTCGGTGGTGTTCACTTTATTTGCCGTCCCCCAGTTCTTGTACTATCTCGTCGGCTTTTTCTTTCAGGTACTCAAAATCGCTCGGTACCGACTCGGAAACCATACGAGCGAAATCTTCTAACCTCGCGGCGAGGTCTGCCGGGTAACATTTCATTTTTCCTGTACCCTCTCAGCAAGAGCAATGTAACCGGCGGTGTCTACCATGCTGTCCCGGTGCTCGGGTTGGTTCTTTAGCCTGGCGAGCTTGAGCAGGCACATCATTATGCATACGTCGTTTGCCGTTATTTCTTTGCCGAGATGCCCGGACCAGTATTGGGCGATCAGATTTAAATTCTTGGAAGGATGGCCGTAAGTCTTTTCACGATCCCCGTATATGATCTCTTGCGCTTCTTCTAATACGCTTGGCATTCTATCCCTTCCTATATCTGTAACTTTCGAAACCCGCAGCCGCTAACGGGAGTCCCTTACACCATGCTGGAACGGTTGACATTATACTCGATAACTGTGTCGCTGTAAAGAGTTCCGTATCTGGACACTGTGTAATGTCTTCGTCGTGTACCGACAAGAGTAACTCAAACCCGGCATCCTCAATGGCTGGCATGCTGTAGTACATAACGTCCCTTGCAAATGCCTGTGTTACGTTCTCCGCAAGCTTCCCACCATAGGTCTTTATACGTGACCACTTACGGGTGTACTGGTTCATGCCCATATAGGAAATTTCGCCTTCGTCGCTTATTTTAGGGAACGGGTAGCACAAAGCGCGGCCGGAAGGTAGCACGATCCGCAACCAGGCACCGTCACGCCGCACCCGCAGCTTGCGGCATTCGAAAGTATTGCCCCGGTTGTTGATCGCTTGCCGGACGGCGGCTTCCAGTTCGCCCCAAAAAGACGCCGTGCGGGGGTGCGCGGCGCGCCACAGGCGTTTGAAAACATCGCACACAAGGAAAGCCCTATCCGACAACCCGAAGCGCGACATGCGCTTCTTATTCACCCATTCCAGGAACCCTTCGGCTTCGTGAACCTGCTCGCCCGGTAGGTAATCCCAAGCGTTCTCTGCCATCTCTTCGATGTCAAACCCGTAGGTAGCTGCCCCGGTAATGAACGCGCCCACACCGCCACCGAAACCCAGCATGAGTTCCATGACCTTGCCGATTTGCCGCTGGTCGTGTACCACACTTTCAGGCGATACGCGGAACGCCTTCGCATATGCCAGCTTATACAGGTCATGGCCGATCCCGGCGTCGAAATCGCGGAACGCCTGTAGCTTCCACTTTTCTTCCGCCAGCCAGGCGAGCCCCCGGCCTTCGATGTTGGACAAGTCCGCCACTGCCAGTTTCTTACCCGGGGGCGCGATGATGCAACCGCGGATAGTGGAACTGGTCAGTTTCATTACATTGGGGAAAATCAGATCCGCACAGCCGGCTTTCAACGCATCGATACCTACTTCTATTTCCTTTTTCGGTAGCAGTCCCCTGGACGGTAGGTTTTGCGGTTGGAAGGTGCGGCCAGCGGCTCGCCCTGTACGGGACGCCCCGCAGAATTGAATGGTGCCCCGTAGCCGGTCGTCATCGTTGACCGCGTTTATGAGGGCTTTGTATTTCGTGGTACTGGAAGCCGACGCCTGCAGGCGGATAAGCAGGAGTTCTTGTAACTCGCGTGGCAAGTCGGGATCCTGTACCCGCCGTTCCAGTGTGTCTTTGGTAAGGTCGGGCAGGTCTATCCCGTATTCTTGCAGGATGTGTTCGAGGAGTACGTCCCTTTGGGTGGTTGACTCTACGGCGCCGTCGGTGTTGTCTCGGGTTTGCTTTCTGAGTTCGATTTGCTCGCGGTCAACCGCTTCGATTGCCGCTCGGGCGAGGTTTGTATCAACGAGGAACCCCCGATCGTTGATACGCTGATCGAGGTGCCATAAGCTAAGTTCATCCCCTGAATAGTTCCATCGGGGTATCTTATTTCCAATTTCACGCATCGCGGAAATATCGGCTCTTGCGTATTCAATGAACCGCTGCCATTCTTCGGGGTGCGTTTCACGGGTTGCTCTCCTTATCTTTGAAGTTTTTGGTCGGGGTTTGCAGAATAACTGGATGAGTGCCTTGCCCTCTTTGTGCTTCGCGGCATCGGCTCCTACCTTGAAAATATCGCACAGCGCGTCGAGGCTTCCGGGTAGGGAGTGGGCAAGGGCTTGTACCATTGTGCAGCGCCACCTTTCGACCGGTATGTCGATCCCAAGCGCGTACTTCAGTACGTTGCGATCGAACATCGCATTGTGTGCGGTTATTAGCTGGTCGGGGTCTTCGATCTGTTCGTATAGGTCCGCCCATCCGTAGTTCGGATCGGTGAAATCGACGTGGTTCACCGGGCCGTCGTCCACCGCCCAGGTGGCGATCATTGCCTCGCAGGTGGAAGCGTACCGATACGTTCCGTGCTTGATCGGGGTTTCGCTGTACGTTTCGAAATCGAGCCACAGCATCAGATCATGTCCGCGAAAAGTTTATAGATACGTTCTTCCTGAAGCGGGCCGTACGCCGGGTTGAGTTCGCAGCCGATGTACCGGCGTCCGTGGGTAAGGGCTACCATTGCGGTGGTACCGGAACCCATGAACGGATCCAATACCGTGCCTTCAGGCGGGCTGCCAGCAAGTACGCAAGGGGTTATCAAGTCCGGCGGGAACGTGGCGAAGTGGGCGCCCTTGTACGGCTTCGTGGATACGTTCCATACGCTGCGGCGGTTACGCATACCGTCGGCGGTATCGCGTTCTTCTCCGTTACCCTGCTTTCCTCTCGGGTCCAACTCGTTCGCACCCCTTGCCCCGTATGGCCTTCGCGTGTCATTCGTTACAGCCGGTTCCTTAATCGCTTCGTGGTCGAAGTAATACCGTTCGCTCTTGCTCAACAGGAATATGTACTCATGCGATTTCGTGCAGCGGTCGGTAACTGATTCCGGCATGGGGTTAGGCTTGTGCCAAATAATGTCTTGCCGGAGATACCATCCGTCGGCCTGTAGCGCAAAGGCTACGCGCCAGGGGATTCCGATTAGGTCTTTGGGTTTGAGTCCTGCCACGGTGGGGCGCGTATTGTCGCTACCGTTGGCACTGGCGCGGTTCGTCCCTTGTTTGACCCCCTGGCGGGTGCCGTGCCCCTCTCTACCCGCGGCGTTGTAACTATCCCCTAAATTAAGCCAGAGTACGCCGCTGTCATGCAGCAATTCCCGCACCAGCCGGAATACTTCTACCAGCTTCGTCACGTACTCGTCGGGGGTTTGTTCGAGTCCTATCTGTCCTTCGTGGCCGTAGTCCCTTAAGCCAAAATAGGGCGGGCTGGTGACGCAGGTATGGACGATCTTTTCCGGTAGGGCTTGAAGGGATTGTATGCAGTCACCGAAGAATATTTTATTCATATCATGTCCGCGAAAAGTTTATAGATACGTTCTTCCTGAAGCGGGCCGTACGCCGGGTTGAGTTCGCAGCCGATGTACCGGCGTCCGTGGGTAAGTGCGACCATTGCCGTGGTACCGGAACCCATGAACGGATCCAATACCGTGCCTTCAGGCGGGCTGCCAGCAAGTACGCAAGGGGTTATCAAGTCCGGCGGGAACGTGGCGAAGTGGGCGCCCTTGTACGGCTTCGTGGATACGTTCCATACGCTGCGGCGGTTACGCATACCGTCGGCGGTATCGCGTTCTTCTCCGTTACCCTGCTTTCCTCTCGGGTCCAACTCGTTCGCACCCCTTGCCCCGTATGGCCTTCGCGTGTCATTCGTTACAGCCGGTTCCTTAATCGCTTCGTGGTCGAAGTAATACCGTTCGCTCTTGCTCAACAGGAATATGTACTCATGCGATTTCGTGCAGCGGTCGGTAACTGATTCCGGCATGGGGTTAGGCTTGTGCCAAATAATGTCTTGCCGGAGATACCATCCGTCGGCCTGTAGCGCAAAGGCTACGCGCCAGGGGATTCCGATTAGGTCTTTGGGTTTGAGTCCTGCCACAGGGCGCTTTTTGAACGCGCCGAATAACGCCGCTCCGTCAGCATCCTTCCTGCTCTTTTCGTTTTTGATGGCAGACATCCCGCCTCGATTATTACTGGCTCCTCCGGCGTAACTATCCCCAAGGTTCAGCCATAGCGTGCCGTCATCCCGAAGCACTCGCCGCACTTCGCGGAATACTCCTACCAGCTTCGCCACGTACTCGTCCGGGGTTTGTTCGAGGCCTATTTGCCCATCTACTTGATAATCACGGAGGCCAAAATAGGGCGGGCTGGTGACGCAGGTATGGACGATCTTTTCGGGTAGTGCTTGAAGGGATTGTATGCAGTCACCGAAGAATATTTTATTCATATCATGTCCGCGAACAGGGATACGCAAGCCGCTTCTATGCGGGCCTTGGCGATGGTGTGGTACGACTCGTCCATCTCGATACCTACGAATTTGAAGCCCTCGAGCACGGCCGCCTTGCCGGTGCTACCCGAACCCATGAACGGATCGAGAACAGTACCGCCCGGAGGTGTGACAAGCCGGCAAAGGTAGCGCATAAGGTCGGTGGGCTTGACTGTGGGGTGTGTATTCTGCCGTTCGGTCTTGCCCCGCTGGTACGCATTGTCGGCGGCTACGGCTCGCCCGTCGCTGGTGGTGGTGGGGGTGAATCCGCCCAGTCCTTCGTTCCGGTCTTTCTTGCTGGTTTTGGCGCAATAGAAGAAACGGGCTGCGCTTCCGGTATCACCACCTTGGCAACCCGCCACGGCTTGTTCTACCTCTTCGCCGGACCATATCCCCGCTGTTTTACGTTTACTAAAAACCCCGCTCTTAGTCTCAGGAAACAAAGCCAGAACCTCGTCGCTCCCGTCGTGGATAAGGTTCGCGGGCCAGCGGCCTTCTGACAGCGTTGCCGGCCTCGCCGAGTTGCCAACTCCGAACATGGAAGCCGCTCCGCCGTTCTCGCCTGTCGCTCCGCGTTTATTCGGGTCGTTCGCGTCAACTCCTACCCGACACCCGTCAATATTCAACGCCCCGGTACCGAATTCCAGTACGTTAGCCGCGACTGTCAAGCCCTCGGCCAGCGGTTTACGGGCTACGCATATCGGCTCGTGGGCGGGCTTGAGTGCGGTTCCCCATCCTTGCCATTGTTTCGCGGCTGGGGTTGCGGGGGCTGTATTGTACCGTCCGGCCTTCTCGCTCTTGAAACCGTCACCCTCTCCGAACCCTATATTAAAATGATGTTCTTTCCCGTTAGGTAAGAGTTTAGCGGTTGTTATTTCCCGTTCCGCTCCCGCCGCCTTGTCAATAGCCTTACTAACATCCAGACTTTTCGGGAATCCTGAGCCGTATACCCAAAGGATTTGATCCCGAACCTCGAACCCCGCGTCCTCAATCGCGCACGTCATGCGATGGTACGTACGGCTACCAGAGAAGGCCAAGAGATGCCCGCCTGGTTTCAGTACCCTCAAGACTTCCTGCCACATGGCAACGCTATAGGCTATGCCTGATGCGTCCCAGGACTTGCCCATGAAGCCCAGTTCATAGGGCGGGTCGCAGACTACGGAATCAATACTGTTCTCGGGGATGTTGCGGAGTTCGTGCAGGCAGTTACCTAAATGAAGTGTATACATAAGTTCCTGTTTTGCGTAACCGTTTACGTTCTACAAACCCATTCCCCAAATTGCCCGTATATGAATTACTGCCGGACTGGTTTGCGCACCGCTGCCCCTTGCAATAACCGCGCGGGAGGGGACAGCATAGCGATAAGGGGCGATCATGCGGGAGGTAAGCCCCGCAGTGAAACAGTAGGAAATCCGGCAAACCGCTAGAATTCGGGTGAAGAATGCGGGTAACTGGACTCTTCGCTTGCCAGCCCTCAATCGATTACCGTTTTATCGGTATACCCGCACTCTTCGGGAGGGGTTCTGCTTTCCTCTGCACCGGGTACCCTGGGCGGGGAGGATGCCCACCTTTCCCCGAAACACACAGAACCCCTTCCGAAAAGTCCGCCCCGAAGGGCGGACAAAGTTTTTTATTTCTAGTTTAGATCATATCCGCGGTGCCGAACTCGTCGGCGTCCGCGCCTTCGCTCAAATCTTCGAAGTCGTCAGGATTGGCACGGCTGCCGGCGAATGCGTCGCCGTCCTTGAAGAACTGAACCGCGAGCAGGGAAGCGCGGATGCCGGGGAACTTGCCGCCTTGCACGTAAATATCGACTGAACCATTCACGTAGCAGCCTGCGTACGGCTTGCCGCTGTTAGCTTCCAGGGGTTGTTTGTTACGGTCAACCACCAGCGGGGCACCTTGCTTCTCGCCGCGGTGCGCGGACAGGTACATCATATCCGCGAAACCGTCGTAGTCCTTGGCGTTCCCATCCAGGTAACAGAACTTTGAACTGTTCCCTTCGTAGGTCTTTAGCATTGCGGGTGCCTTGGCGGCGTACGCTGCCGTCGCTTCGGTTTTGATCGCTTCGCGGATCGCCTTGTCGTTCGCACTGCCGGGTTCCACCAGGAAGGTGGCGCCGTAACGTGCGTTGTCGCTTCCTTCAAACTTTTTCGCTTCCCACAGGTCGGGAAACGCCAGTCTTACACCTTTAAGTACCACCTTCATGTTTGAACTCCTTATAATGTAACCAACAACGGTTAATGTATCACTAGATACTGTCCCTGTCAAGGGTTATATCATGTCTGAAAACTCCGGTTCCTGTGTTAAATCCTCGAATGCGTCCGCAACAGGCGTTACCACAAGCGCGGGGCGTTTGTCGGACTCGGGGGCGACGCTGGGCGATCCTTCCGCCTGTGTGATGTAAGCGGACAGCTTCGGCCATTGGCGAGGGCCGATAACCGCTGCCTTCGCCAGTTTCTCGGCCGATGTGGGGCTTATCAGCTTCAGGTCGTACATTTCTCCGACCTTCAGTTTAAAGCCTTTCAGCATGGCTTCCGCCTCTTCCTTGCTCGTCCATTGCCGGTTCCCTTTCTTGCCCTGGACGAGCTTGTAACCAGGCACCGCACGACCGGCGAACAGTTCGGCTTCCACCTTTGCGCGGACGGCTTTGCACCAGTCTTCAATCAGTGCTATGGCGTCCATCTTTTCACCCAATTGTTCCGGGGTAAGTGCGCGCACCATGTCCGAACCGATAGCCTGCGTGTAGTTTTTCGCGTCCATGTTTTCGAAATCCTCACCGATCGAATCCGTAACGAACTTCGACAGGGCAGGACAAGTAGCCCGCGCCTTGCAGTAGTTGTTCCGGCAATGGTCGCCGGGGTTCAGGAATGCGGTAATTTCACACCCCTGATCGTAAAGTGCCTTCGCCTTTTGCGCTTCGTCTGCGGCCGCCCGAACTTCCATTCCGAACGCCTGTAATTCATCAATTGTGCATGACCACTCGGGATAGTGCCCTATGCGCGGTTGGATAATTACGGTTCGAACGGTTTGGAAATCGCCGTACATCTCGAATTCTTTCAGGGCGGCGAGGGCGTAAATTTTCAATTGCTTATTGTTGTCGCCGTCCACTTCCCGCATACCGTACTTGAGATCCGCGACAATAATTTCGCTTCCCTCGATGTCCAGTATCACGGTATCGCCCGTACCCGCCGCGTCTTCCTCGCCGGTAAGATGGCTGATACTCATACGCTGTTCCACCATGAGCATTTTGCCGGTGGCGTACTCCCGCACCTTGTCAAGATATGTTTGCACGTGTCCGGCCATCTCGTCATCGATGGTGAACACGTTGCCCATCTTCACCCCCGGGTACTTGTGCGCGCAGAATTTCCAGTCTGCTTTGCCGTTGAAAATGGCGATACTCTGTGTACGGAAGTCGGCGGCGTTCTTGCCTTGTTCCAGACATAATGCCGCCAGGAAGTGGGCCGCGGTTCCCTCGTCGCTGTAATCGTTCGACGAGTCGGGTTCGAGGGCTTCCAGTGCCATGGAACCGGGGCAGGTCGCCCATTTTTCCGCCCCGGAGGGCGAGAGTCGTGCGTGTTCAGCCATAGTTTACGGCTCCTTTCATCTCTTGGTTGTTGCCGGAAAGTGGTACGGTCCGGATTACGATACTGTTCTTCCGAGACCTACGCACCTGATTACGTCCCCATGTTATGGAGTCGGCGAACAGAATATCCTCTTGCCGCACCCGGCGAGCAATCTCTCGCGCCCCTTGGTGCGGCATGTACTTGCTTCGGCTCGCCTGTTTGCTCTTGTTGCTGAAATGCGAGCCGATGAACGGTTTGTTTCTGCCCTTGCCGCGGGATTGGTAGGCGGACAGGCCGGACAACCTGAAAGCATTCTCCGCCGTAGCCTTGTCCAGTAACATGTGGTTGCACAATGCGTACATGCCCATAAGGCGCGAAAAAGCCTGTCCCATCATGCCGCCGCCTTGATGTCTTCGAACACAGCCACAAGCTTGTCGGCCGGAACCAAGGACAATTTGGTTACGTTCCACTTCTTCAGGATCGCGGCACCGGCGTCGCGGCCCTTGTCTACGCACAACTTACTGAAGACCGGCACGACATCTTTCATCAAATCCACGGCAATAGGCTCTTGAACAACGGGCGCCGGATCCGATTGGGGCTCGGCACCACTCAGGGACGAAACAGGGTTCTCCGCTGGGGCAGGTGTGGGCTTTTTTGCTTCGGGTTGCTCTCCCGCGGCTGCGCGCTTCTCGCTTTCTTGCACCGCTTCCAGGGCGATTCCTAACATTGCTTCTTTGGCGGTTACCAGGTCGGCGGTCATTACCGCGATTAAGTCACGGATTGCTGCGGTGTTCGCTTCGATCGCTTGTTCAAGTGACATAGTTTATTGCTCCTTTTTGGTTGGTTTAGCTTTTTCGATGTAATCCAGGTGTTTGCGTATGTACCGCATGAACAAGATTGCTTTATCTTCATTCAGGAAAGTTCCGTTTCCGGTGTCGTCTATGGGTACGGGAAATTTAAAACCATCCTCGGTTTCGTACCATAGTTCTTTCTCCCGGTAAAATATAAACCTCACCTTCTTACCGGCCACCATGTCTTTTATGCTTACCATTTTTACTGTTCCTCGGTTGTGGTTAAGTGTTCCATTCATCGATAACGTTTTTGATACCTTTTACCGCCTTGAAGCACACCCAGGCCGCGAGCAGTAGCACGGCCATGAATGTCGCCCCTTCGGCCAGTAACCATACCCAATCGCGGGTAGTCATGTCGGTCATGGTTTAGGGTTCCTTTGTTGTCTTTAGGTACTCTGCAAGACGGTGTATAGTTCTTCTTACTAGCTCGTCTCTGTCTTCGCCGGGGAATTCTCCGGCCAATAAACGAAGCCGCTCAATCTCATCCGCAGCCTTACGCATTAAAGGAGTCACCGGATAAGCATCGGCTATTCCCGGATAGATACCGCGCAGATGGTCAACTATGTTAGACGTATCAGCCTTCATCGCAGCAAGTTGCTCTTTCGTGATCTTGCTCGGTTCAGTCGGGCGCGTCTTGGAGCTTGCCTGCCATGCTTGCCACATCATAGAAACGATGTCGTGATAGTAGCACCACTCTGAGTCGTTGTAGTCTAGCGGCATGTTCGGCTTGACGTATTTCATCCACCGTTCGAAGTGTTCACGTTTGTTCACTATTTTCCCTCCAGGGGGCGCCATCGCGATCAAATAGCGTGGGCGATGAGTGCCAATCGCAGCCCTTGCATTTGTGCCACCAAGCGTTTGGTATTGAAACATGCATGCATTCTGTACCGCATTTGGGACACGCAACCGGCTCAGCCTCCTGCGCTGGCCGGGCGGATTCAGCCATTTCCTCTTTAATAATCCTTTGCAGTTGATCCACGTTAATACAGATTGTTTGCGGGTCATCTGGATTGTCCGCATCCAGCTCGCAGATGCGTTGCATAATTTCCCCAACGATACCAAAACGCTCATCCTGCGCTGGCGGGGTCGGGGCGGCTGCTTGTCCGGCTGCAAATCCCATAGAGTAGGCTCTGTGCATTTGTTTCTCGAACCACCAAGGATGTCCACTCGTGTACCCAGAAACGGGGATACTATTTAGCCATTCAGCCATCTCAGTATCCCCCATCCAGTCCCGGGCGTCCCCATCCCTGGTTACGCATGTGCTCTTGGTGTTGCTGGTACTGCAATTGCTGTTGTTGCTGTTGCAACTGATCCTGTAACTGCTGTTGCTGGTACTGCCGGTTCATGCGCCGCTGTGAACCGTAGGTATCCAGGGGCTCGATTACCTGGGGGATGTACACCTTCTGGCTTTGTTCCATGTCGCGCTGCAGTTGGTGGTACGCTGGATTGTCCTTCCAGGATGGTAACTCGGCACGTACCGGCTGAATGAAACTGAAAGCGGTATATACCGCCAGTGCTATCAGATAAGTTTTCATTTCATATAATCCTCGTAACAACTCCCGTAAACAGATGACGTATCGCTTAATTGCATCAAGAGATTAGCCCTTAAATGCTCTGGTACCCGGCTAAGGTGTTTAGCGACTAGCTGGCTGAATTCTATATAGAATTCATTTCTAATCTCGTTTAGCAAGATCCCCTCTTCCTCGGTCATCGTCCATTCTCCATTCTGTCCCGCGCCCACTGAACGATCGATTGTACGTCCTTGCCGATGACCCGGTACCGCCGGTCGTGCGCTACCTCCCGTTCCATCCGCTTCAAAAACTCCTGTTCGAGAATGCTTAGATAAGGGTGTTCCTTGGCGAATGCTACTAGTTCGGCGTTGGTCATTTCGCGTATGCGGCTTATTGGTGTTACTTGGGTGTTCACTTCGGGATCTCCTTTAGGTGGTTGAGTTGTTCGAATTCTCGAATGTACAGGGCAGGCTTAGTTACATATCCCGCACCAGGTATCTTTCTTACGGGCTTGAGTTGTCGGGTGTACGGTATCCCTTTCTTTGGCACCGTTCCGTTCATTACATGCACCTTGTACAGTGCGATATCGTCGGGGTTATCTTCGGGCGGTTGAAAATACTGTTTATTTATCCAGTAGCCTATCACGCCGTAATCCTCCTCTCGGTTTCCGTGGTTACCGGGGTGCGGCCGGGGCGGATGGGTTGGAGGCGCTTATCCTCGCAAGCGATAACTTGCGTTCCTGGAATGCTTATGCCCGGCCCTTTTACCTCCCAACAGTCGTGTGATGTTCCGGGAAAGCCGAAAGGGTCAACCCCATTCACCGTCCCCATGAACTTACCCACAGTCACCATGTAACCGGTGTACGCACCTACCAGCACGACGGCTAAATCGTTTTCTCTGCAGCGTAACATTGGTGTTCTCCTATCGGTACGTTTCCATCTGTACTTCGGCGTGTGCTACGGCGTCTCCCCATGTCGGCATAAGCCGTGCGGGGTATTCCTTAACTTCATGTGCTTGGCACTCGCCTTCGTGGCCCCGTGCTATTACAAAACTCTTATCGACCCGGCGGGTTATCTTCACCCATTGGCCTTTCGCTCGTATCGTCTTTTCTGTTCTCATCTTCTATCCCCAGTAAATCACTTCCACGGTCCCCAATGTATCACTAGATATTGTCCTTGTCAACTACTTTTATCCCTTGATATTAGAGTAACTGCAACCTATCCTTACAACCTTCCATATCAGGAGGTACAAACATGTCCACAAAATTAGGCGAATGGTTGAAACTCGCAACCAGGGAGCAGCGGGAAGAACTTGCGAAGCGGGCCGGCACTTCTGTCGGATACTTGCGACTATTGGGTTACGGGGTACGCGAGAACCCCAAGGTGCGGTTGGCGTTGGCTATCAGTAGCGCGACCGTTCATATGGCTTTGGCGTACGGGGAAGCGGTACCGCATCATGTAACCGTACAAGACCTTGCGGAAGTTCCTGTTGGGAAGAATTCAACAAAGCCTATTTAGGGGTTCGCCCATGACGCTAGACATAGCATTATTGCAGCCCCTTGTTTCCCGTGTGCGGACGGATGTGCATTGGCGGAAAAAGAAGGGCGAAGCCCCCAAGATGTTACGGACGCCCTTATCCGAAAGTTTCATAAATTCCCATCTATCGGGCGGATGGTCCGTAGGGTGCTGCCCCATCAAGGCCGGGGAGTCCACGACGCGGGTAGCTGTCCTGGATTTGGACAGCCACAAGGGGGAGACGAGTTGGGAAGAAATGTGCAAGGCCGTGGAGTCCCTACCACTTGATACGCTGGGTATGCGCCCTATCGTGTTCAGTTCGTCCGGTGGTAGGGGTATCCACATTTATTTCATTTGGGATGAACCACAGGATTGCTACTCGGTGCGGCAACAGCTCCGCACTATCCTGCAGGCCGCCGGGTTCACCGACGGCGCCGGGGGAGTATCCAATAACCAGGTGGAGATTTTCCCCAAGCAGGACAGCGTACCGCTGGACGGGTTCGGCAACATGTTCATCCTGCCCTATTCCGGCGAGTCCGTGCCCCTCGAGCCCATGGCTGACTACCAGCGAATGCCCAAGGACTACCCGGTACAGTGGCCGGTATCTGCTCCCGTGCCGGTGGTTGCCAAGCCGGAGAAGGTGGTATCAGCACCGCCGCAAGGGCTCAACCCCCGTCTGGTGGAAGCAGTTTCAAGGATAGAGCCTAACCTGCCATACGACCAATGGTTGAAGGTAGGACAAGCTGTACACCATGAAACCAGTGGGGACGTGAACGGGCTTCTGTTGTGGGATCAATGGAGTTCACCCGGGGGTGACTACCCCGGCTTCGAAGAACTGGAAGCCAAATGGGAAACCTTCGGCCGGTCATCCGCCCAGCCGGTGACTGCCGGCACCATTTACAAGATGGCCACAGAAGCCGGATGGATCGATACGCCGTCGGCGGATGATTTTGACATCGTAATGGAACCCGCGGAACCTACCCCGTTCACCCCCCGCTTCAATATCCTGCCGTGGGCAGAGTTCGCCGTCGCTAAACCGTTCACCTGGTTAATCAAGCAGGTAATGCCGAAGGCCGCTTTAATCGTTATTTACGGGCCACCGGGCGGGGGTAAATCCTTCTGGGTACTGGATGCCGTGAATTCGATCGCCAGGGGCTCGCAGTGGCGCGGAAAGAAGGTTAACCAGGGCGGTGTACTGTACATATGCGCGGAAGGCGCAGGCGGCTTCAGAAACCGCCTCACAGCGTACGCCCGCCACCACAATGTAGACTCTACCATGCCTGTTTACGTGCTGGGTGACGCCCCGAACCTTATCAACAAATCGGATACACCGGCACTGCTTAAAGCCGTCGAAGGACTGGGCCCACTATCTGTGATCGTGGTGGATACCTTCGCCCAAGTCACGCCGGGGAGCAACGAGAACTCATCCGAGGGCGCTGGTTTGGCACTCAAGAACTGCCGCATGTTGCACGAAAAGACCGGCGCCACCGTGATACTGGTCGCACACAGCGGCAAGGATGCTACGAAAGGGGTTCGGGGTTGGAGTGGTATCAAAGGGGCTTGCGATTGCGAGATAGAGATTACCCGGGTAGAGGATAGCGACATCCGCATAGCCGCCATTACCAAGCAGAAAGACGGGGAAGACCAGGAACAGAAATACCCTTTCAAGCTGGTTACTATACCCGTTGGGCAGGACGAGGATGGGGATCCGGTTACGAGTTGCTATGTCGAACACACGGATGAGATACCTGACGGGAGGGAGAAAAAGCCCAAGATCGGGGAAAATGAAAAGGTATTACTGGACGCGGTAGAGACATATTTTACTGAAAATAACGAGTGGCCGGACGTTGACGCACTCCTAAATAATGCTCTTGAACTCATGCCGGAATCAAAAACCAAGCCTGCGGGACGAAAATATAACCTGGGCAGGGCGCTAAGAGCCCTCTGCGAACGGGAAATTTTGGAAGAAAAGGGTGGTTTTGTGTCACTTATGAACGGGAATTTTTCTCCCGTTCAGGATTTACACTAGGTCTCACGGTCTCAACTGGTCTCATGAGACTCGTGAGACTAACCCGCAAAATTCAAAAAAGGTCTCATCTCACTCATATACCCTTTAGGGTATGAGTGAGTGAGACCATGAATGAGACCAAAAACGAGATGAGAAACCTGAACTGGAAGAATTTTCCAATTTGGCACCAAGGCGGTGATAATTTCATGGTGCCATAAAACAGATTGAAAGTAATACTTGTAACAAGTTATTCTTGTAAACGAATTGCGGACAGTGTTGATATTAGAATAGAACTAGTGCAGTATCAGGAGACTAGGACACGAATAGGGGACGCAAAACCGATGGTAAAACTATTTGGTATAAGCTCGGAGACCGACGAACTCTTATGGGCGTTTATCGCGTACCAAGCCGAGGAATACGACAAGAGGTATCGGTACGGCGCTATGGAATCGGACATAGTCGAAGTACTGAAAATGGCGTTGGTGCGCATGCCAAACGCCGGCAGGTTTTTCCCAGGCATACCGGTTAACCGCGAATTAGACACTATCGTTTTCGAAATGCGTTTCCAATTCGGCAGGGCGGACATAGTTATGTTTCATGTAGACGGCTCGGCGACAGTGGTCGAAGTCAAGAACGGTTCGAATGGGTATAACAGTGTTGCTTCCGGGATCGGACAAGCGAACTTGTACGCCGCACAGCTCGCGAACGCGAGGAATAGCCTCACGAAGGTACGTAAATGTTTGTTGTGGACATCCACCGGGAATTCGGCGGAGGACGCAGCGATAGTTAGTGCGTGCGAATTAGCGGGAGTTGTGCCGGCCCTGATCGGACGAACAGCAAATAGCCTAATGGCCGTCATGGACGCTATGGGCAGTGCGATGCAAAACGTACGTTTGGAATTGGAAGCGATACTCCGTGACCAAAAGTAGAGACATAGACTGGGACAGCGTGGAGCTACATTACCGCGCCGGTATACGGTCGTTAAAGTCTATCGGGGCCGAGTTTGGAGTAACAGACGCGGGGATAATTCGGCGGGCGCAGAAAGAAGGCTGGGTACGCGACCTGCGGGACCGGATAAAAGCCAGGACCGAAGAAAAGCTACAAAAGTTAAATAGTCCGGAGAAGTTAGTTAGCGAAGAATTAGTGGTTGAGTCGAACGCTAACGACCAGGTACGGGTTTCGTTGGAGAACAGGGACGACGTACAGCGGCTTCTAAACCTGATCTATAACCTGCTATCGGAACTGGAAGAGAGCACCAGAAACAAACCGCTTTTCGAACAACTGGGCGTGTTGATGGAAGCGCCCGACGAAAAAGGCGTGGACAAGTTAAACGAGATATACCGGAAGACGATTAGCCTTCCTAGCCGCGTCAAGGCAATGAAGGACTTAACCGATGCTCTCAAAACACTAATCGGCTTGAAGCGGCAAGCCTACGGACTGGCCGACAACGCGAACGGAGAAGCGAACAGCGAACAGAAAGCCGAGATCAGCGATACGGAAGCCGCACGCCGGATAGCGTTCGTGTTTGCAAGCGCAATGCATAAAAAGGAGGTCGCAAATGGTTGACAGAACCCGTATATCGATCATGCCGGCAACTATCCACGGGATTGATGTAAACGGCAATCCAGAGCCCCAAAAAAGCACTAGCAACGCGGTACACGTCCTGGACGTAGCACAGCACCCCGGGGAGGATTCGACATTCGATCGCACTTACGGCGGAAGGATGCCGGCGTCCAAGTCTGCTCTCACGGTTACGGGACAAGTAGGTGCGGCCGGGGCGAGGAAATACCATGGCTACGTGGTTACCGGTGCTTTGAGTGCCGCCGCCATTACACTGTACGACGGCACCGGCGCGACGGGAACGGTTATTGACGTTATACCTGCCTCTACTGCCCCAGGATCATTCAGGGAGTGCGCTATCCCGTGTTCCATCGGGATTTACGCGAGCTTTGGCGGCACGGGAACTGTGCTGTTCCTGTATAGCTAATGGCTACCTGGTACGTTAGGCCCGATACAAGCCATAGCGCCACCCGCAATGGCACGTCGTACTCTTCGGCCTGGGGCGGGTGGGGTGAGCTTGTCTGGGGTGCAAGCGGGGTTAATGCTGGCGATACGCTCTACCTTTGCGGCGCACACGCTTACACAGTGCAGACCATTGTGGGTGCTCACGGCGCAACTTCCGACACCAACAGGACAACGATTCGCGGTGACTACGCGGCTGACCCCGGAACGATAGCCTTTAGTGTGGCAGGCTGGCTTGACGCTGGCCCCAAGTACACCACGTTTAAATCACTCTCCATAACAAGCACCGCATCCGGGTATAGCTGTTTGTATGTATCGGCATCAGATGGTGTTGTGGTGGATGGCTGTACGCTTGTCGGTGGATACACAGGCGTTGGCACTTACGGCGGAACCGTCTTTGCATCCCTCACAGTCAAAAATAATGTTGTACACGGCCAAGAGTTGACGGGTATCGGGTATGACCTGACGGTTGCATCAAGCACTGCGACGAATATCGTCATTACTGGAAACACAGTTTATAGCACCGGCCTGTACGGAATACAGCTCACTGTCTCATCTACAAATTCCGCGTGGGCAAGCTCCCTCCTGAATAATTGCCTTGTTGCCAACAATACGGTTCACGATACACCGGGAACCCCCATATTGCTGCGGAGCTGCAATAGCGACGCGGTAACGGCTCCATCGGTTTACTCATCTGGCCTTGTGGTATCCGGCAACACCATTTATGACTGCGGCACCATAGCGGGAGACAACGGAAATCATGGCGGAATGGCTGTGTCCGGGTTTGTGAGCCCATTAATCACTGGCAACACCGTGCGCGACTGCTATGTTACCGGCGCCGGAATTCAGACTGCAAAGAACAAGTACGCACTCATCACGTTTAATACTATCTCGGGCATAAGATCTGGCACTCCTACAGCATCTTTCCAAAACGGTTTTCCGATAGATGGGAATGGGATTTTCTTCGATGACCTGTCTGTAGGAGGCTTAGCTTACGGCAATTACATATCAAATCTGGTGAGTACCGGAAACCCGAATAGTGGGACAGGGTTGTCGTTCTGGACTGCTACCGGTTCCCGGTTTGTTGGTAACGTCGTGGTGGATTGTTATGTCGGCGCGAATTACGGGCATGCTTCCGAGACAGACAACCAGATACTCAACAATACGTTTATAAACTGCACTATCGGCGTAACCAAGATCGGCACATCCGCGCAGGCTGGCAACGTGACGGCCAAGAACAACATTTTGCACCACTGCACAACCGGATTCTCCATGGGCGCTAACCCATCCATCACGGCGGATTACAACAACGTCTACGGTCATGTCACAGCGTACTCGGGCATATCAGCCGGGGCGAACGACAAGACGGTAGACCCACTACTCACTACCTATTACAAGCCGACCGCCGCTTCGCTACTCGCATCCGCCAGCCCGTTAGACGGCCTAGATTTCTACGGCATCCCGTTTAAATCAACGCCTAATTTCGGGGCGGTCGAAACCACTACACCCAGATCCGCAAGCAGCCGCACCGCAGTAGACAGCACCCTTAGACCCGTGAGTACACGGGTAGCGGTAAGGAGGGGGGCCACACAGTAACCGCCACCAGTCGGCCACTGGCAAGCACAAGCAATGCCGTAAATTCGGCGTATAAGGAGTACACACCATGGCAAGAATACTCACATCGCTTCACGGCAAACTGTTGGGACTGGACGATCAGGCCCGTTTGATCGCACCCAAGGGGATCCTGTCCGGGGTACACGGTTCGCAAATCGCACATTCATCCCCCACTACGGTAGCCTGGTTCGAGGATTTCCTGGGCGATGTCATCCCGGACCAGATCAACTTCGTTGAAGGCACCGATTCCGCTACTTCCGACTTCGCGGTATTGGCAAGCGGGAACGGCGGCATTGGCCGGTTCACTACTGGCGATGCCGGAACGGGATTGGCGGCTGACATGCCGCAGATTACCCAATACCTGAACTGGAAAGCAGCGAACGGCAATCTGTGTTTCGAAGTCCGCTTCAAGATGTCCCGGATCACAAATGCCTATGCGTTCCTTGGGTTTACGGATGTCGGTTCGTTGGAAGCCCCCATCGTTTCAGCCGCGAGCGCGGATACCATTACCACGACTGCCACGGATGCCGTAGGGTTCATGTTCGATACTCGCATGGCGACAGCGAAATGGTGGCTGGTAGGCGTTGCTAATGACGTGGACGCCACCGCGCAGAACAGCACGTTCGCACCCGTAGCAGACACGTACGGTACTTTCCGTATCGAGTTGACCGCAACCGGGGTAGCAACGTTTTACCGTAACGGCGTGCAAGTGGGCGTATCGATGAGCGGGGCAGTTACCCCCAGCATCGCACTTACCCCCACGGTAGCAGTTGGCAACACCAGCGGCACGAGCAGCTTCACTGCGGATCTGGATTACATCCACACCAGCATGACCCGCGTCTAAAAAGAACTCACAAGGTTCGACTGAAGGCCGCCTCAAAAGGGCGGCTTTTTTATTGATATTAGAATGCTTTGCACATACCATTCACGGTAACAATGTTAAGGACATAAAAAGTTATGGCAATACCGACACAATTCAACAACGTCAAACGCGCGTTCGTCAACGCTACCAGTTCGGGCGACAACGAGCTGGTAGCGGCCCCCGGTTCGGGAATCAAAATCCGCGTATTAAGCGTTGCCGCAGTGGCAGGCGTATCCGCGAACACGGTTACTTTCCGTTCGGCCACAACCGCGATCTCGGCCGGTTTCCCGTTCGCCGCCAATGGCGGCATGGCACTTAACGAGAACCCTAACGGCTGGTTCCAAACCGCGGCCGGGGAAGCCCTGAACGTGAACCTGTCCGGCGCTACGCTGGTAGCGGTTTCTATTACCTACATTCTGGTGACGAATTGATGATTAAAAGACTGCTCGCTAAATACCGGTCATGGCGGTTGCACAAGGCGATTTTATCCGGCAAGGCGCCGAGGGGGAGAACATGAAACTGAAAGATATGTGGAAGGAATTCACGCTGCGCTTGCGGCTCGCTGGTCAAGTGCCGACCCGTTTGTGGTTCGGCGATATCACCCCGGTAGGACGCCTGTACGCGGTCAAGATCGACAGCGAAGGCAACCGGCATGACATAGGCTTGATCTCTACCAAACTCGTCACCACGGCTGGCGTGGCATGGCTGGCGACCCTTCTCGCTGGCACATCTTCGGGCAGCGTGAAGTATCACGATTCCGGTACGGGGACTACCGCCGAAAGTGCTTCGGATACGGGACTAGTTACCCCGTCGGGAGTCGCCCGGGCTACCGGCTCGCAAGTGGCGAGCACCAACACCTACACCAGTGTAGGCACGCAGACATACTCAAGCACGCTCGCCATTACCGAACACGGTATCTTCACCGCGACTACTTCGGTAACACTGATTGATCGTTCGGTGTTCTCGGCTATCAATGTGGTATCAGGCGATAGTATTCAGTTTACATATGTCCTCACACTCCCAAGCGGAGGATGACGTTTATAATCAAGGAGTTACGTAATGTTACTTAACAAAGCACAACGCGCAACACTGAAAGCGAGCATAGACGCCGATCCGACGTTCGGCCCACTGGCGAACACGAACGCAAACGCCGACCTGATAGTAGCGGCCTACAACTCCCTTGCCGTCCCCGACTGGATCGTGTGGAAATCGCTATTGACTGAACACCAGATCGTTGAGCAGACATCGAGCACGGGCACCGTATGGTCCTGGACGGATTATATAAACCGTTCGCAGGCAGAGCGTGACGCCTGGGTGCGGATGTTCAATGGCACGTTCTCGATTAACCCGTCCATAGCGCAAGTCAGGCAGGGAATCGCGGACATTTTCAGCGGTCCAAGCGGCGCCAACCAGCGCACGCATTTACTGGCGATGGGCAAGCGCAAAGCTACCCGCCTGGAAAAGCTATTCACCACGGGACTGGGTACCGACGCCGCACCTTCCAATCTGGTAGTGGAAGGAAACCTAACACAAGATGACGTTACCGCGGCACGGGATGGTGCGTAATGGCGGGTCCATCGTATAACGCATCTTCCGCGCTTACCGTAACGAGTCTCCATTCGTTGGCGTCGGATCAGAATTTGATCGCCGGATGGTTCAGTGCGTCCACATCGAACCTGGTCAACAAGTACCTGGACTACTTTTACGGGTTCACCTTCACGACTCATGCCAGCAACCGGCAAGCCGGATCCATAAATATCTATGTGGTTACGTCGCTGAACGATACCCCGACCTGGCCCGCAACGGCTACGGGCACGCTCGGCACGGAAGGTGCGGGCTCGTTCGTGGACACCGAAGAGAGGGATTCGCTTTGCACCCTCATCAAATCAATAGCAGTGGACACGTCGGCAAGCTCAATACTTGCCGTTCCGCAGATGTCCATCTGTGCCGCATTGGGGCTTATCATGCCCCCAACCCACCACTGTCTGTTCATCACGCAGAACTGCACAACCACGACGACGGCCGGCCTGGCATCTTCAGGAAGCGCGATACACCAAACCGCAATAGTATCGCCGTAACATGGCAACCGGGATCATAGTTCCGGGGAGGCGGCTGGTAACGCAGCCGCAGTATGCTGCGCCGCTTGATAAAGCCAATAAGTTCCGCAGCCGGATAAAGTTCGCCTATTCGGCTGGGCGCGGCCCGCACGACGGGGCGCACGGGCTAGGCTCTGTCACCGGAACGATGACGCATGGAGTCGGACCAAAAGGCAGGAACATCCGTCCTTCTGATGCCAGCAGTTATCTGGGATTTGCTGACAATCCAGACTATAACATCCTTGGTGATATTACCGTTATCGCCCTGGTTGATATCGGCGGTGTATCTTCCCAACAGGGCATTATTACCAAGTGCGAAACCTCTGGCGGAACTAATACGCCTTTCGGCTTGTTCATCGAGACCGGCGGGGCCATATCGTTTAATCGGGCAAACACCGGGGCGTCTGCGTTCAGGGTTTGGGCTAGCTCGGCAACTGTGTCATCCAATACTTACGTACTGGCTGTTACACAGGTTGCGGATATGTCCGTTGCCCCGAAATTTTATATTAACGGCGTCCTGGATTCAGGCTCGCCCACAAGTCTTTATGGCGGCAGCGGAATCGGGGCAGCAACAGGCAACACTACCTCTGTAAAGATAGGGAACAAGACTGACCTCGGAGCACAATTCTTTGGTTGGCTTTACGAGGGGAGTATTTTAAGTGGTGTGCTCGCAGCCACAGAGATCGCGGAGTATAGCCGCGACCTCTACGCGATATGGCAAGCCCCTACCCGCAGGATATGGGTAGCGGTATCGGGTGGCGCAGCGTACACCCAATCGATATCCGGTTCCCTAATCCCGGCCGGAGCACTCACAAAGCAAACCAGCAAACCCTTGTCCGGGAGTAGTACCGCTACAGGGGCACTCACAAAGCAAACAGGAAAGGCGCTATCGGGAAGCAGCACACCAGCGGGTGCGTTATCCAGGCTGACAAGTAAAGCATTCGCCGGATCCCTAACAGGTACCGGGCAACTCATAAAGCAAACCGCGAAAGCATTTGCCGGATCGGTAACTGGAAGCGGCGCATTATCGACCATGATCCTGTTCACGGCCTCGATTGCCGGGTCGATAACACCTACTGGTGCATTGTCGAAGATGACCCAGAAAGCCCTGGCGGGGGCCAGCACCCTAACCGGTGCGATAACTAAGCTTACCAATAAGGGGCTGAGTGCATCCATAACACTGTCGGGTGCGTTGAACAAGCTGACTACGAAAGCGTTTGCGGGATCGGTTACGGTAACGGGGGCACTGGCCGAAGCGTACCAGGTGGTGAAGTCATTGGCCGGGTCTATCACACCGACCGGTGCGCTTGCCACGGCGTACATAGCGTTTGTGGCCGGCGTGCTGAAAATGCTTTCCTTAATGGGGGTTGGGCAGTAAGTAATTGATGTTAGAACCACTTACGGTTACTATCGCCGGATGCAATTAGCAGACTATATAGACGCGCTTACGCAGACATCTTCCAAGGACAGGGAAGAGGTCGTGAACAGGGCATTAAACGCGACCAAAAACATGGTTTGGGTACCTAATCCCGGACCGCAAACCGAGGCATTCTTTTCGGAAGCCGACGAGCTATTCTACGGCGGCCAAGCAGGGGGCGGCAAGACCGACCTCGAAATCGGACTGGCACTTACCGCACACCGTCGGTCGCTGGTGTTGCGGCGGACTAACAAGGAAGCCTCCGGGTTAGTTGAACGCATGACCGAGATTCTGGGATCGCGTGACGGATGGGGCGGTTCACAAGCAGGAGTATGGCGGCGGCCGGACAACAGGCTTATTGACATCGGCGGTTGCCAGCTTGAAGAAGACAAACAGAAATATAAGGGGATACCACATGATCTTATCTGCTTCGATGAAGTATCTGATTTCACCGAATCGCAATACACCTTCATTCTCGCTTGGAACCGTTCAGCAATCCCAGGACAGAGATGTAGAGTGGTTGCGGCGGGAAATCCGCCGACTAGGCCAGAGGGATTATGGGTATTGCGTCGATGGGCAGCATGGCTAGACCCCCAGCACCACAATCCTGCACGACCCGGCGAGCTTCGCTGGTATACGTCAGATACCGAAGGAAAGGAAGTCGAGGTCAGTGGTAGAGGCCCCCATAACATAGACGGGCAACAGGTATATGCGAGATCGCGGACCTTCATCCCCGCAACCTTACAGGATAACCCCGACCTGATGGCAACGGATTACCAAGCCAGTTTGGACAGTTTGAGCGGGGCAGAACGGGCGGCGTACCGCGACGGTAACTTCGGAGCAGCATTGCAGGACGACGCAATGCAAACCATACCGACGGCCTGGATACGCGAAGCGCAAGCGAGATGGACAAGTACCCCACCGGTCGGTGTTCCCATGTGTGCGATGGGTGTGGACATTGCGCAGGGCGGCAAGGACAACATGGTAATCGCTATCCGGCATGACGGCTGGTACGCCCCGCTTATAAAGATACCCGGCAAGCAGGTACCTGACGGAATCACGGCGGCGGGACTGGTGGTAGCGAAACGGCGCGATAACGCCCGGGTAATCGTTGACAACGGGGGCGGGTGGGGTGGAGATACCGTAATACACCTCGTCGCTAATGGTATCGACTGTATCGGTTACATGGGTGTGAAGCAGTCGGTACGGCGTTCGGAAGATAGGAAATTGTCATTCTTCAATATACGAACAGAAGCCTATTGGCGGTTCCGTGAAGCCCTGAACCCAGCCCAGCCGCAAGGATCGACGATATGTCTACCGCAAAGCCCGACGCTGGTAGCGGATTTGTGCGCACCGACCTACGAGATTATCGGTAGCAATGTCGGCGGCAAGGTGAAGGTCGAATCTAAAGAGGATGTTTGCAAGAGACTGGGGCGGTCAA